GGTCGTTCCATGAATTCAGAGTAAAAGAAATTTAGGTAAAATCATTTGGATGTTACCTAAATATTCCTATATTTGTCATCCGCTAATTAGAATAAAATATGCCAATTAAACTTGTTAATAAAACCGGAGTTCCAGAAGTACTAGCCAGAGCTTGTCTTGTAGACAAACACCGTAGATATGGAGATATTTCTGCAACTAAATTCATTGATGCTCCACAGATATCTTACTTACTTGCCAACCATACTGTAGAGGAAGATGTAGTTAAGAGATTATGGATGCTACTCGGTACTGGGGTTCATCATATTATTGATAGAGCTGAGGTTGCTCACGCTTCTGCAAGACAATTGTTAGATGCTGTTGAGGTTCTTAGGGATATTGGTGGTGAGAAGAATGGTAAGGCAGCTGATTTTTTGAATACATTAGCCCGCGCAAAATTTCCAGAAGCCTTTTCTAAAGATGTGATCACTGAAAAGACTCTTACTGTAAGTATAGAGACTGACATAGGTGTTCTTGAATTGTCTGGTACATTTGATAAGTTCTGGGTCAAGAAGAAGCTACTTGAGGACTATAAGGTTACTTCTGTTTGGGGATATCTTTACGAAGAATCTAAGAAGAAGTGGTATGCTCAGATGAATACTTATGCATACATGCTTAGAAAGAGTGGTTTTGAGGTTGAAGAAGCTCAAATCATGGCTATATTCAAAGACTACAAAGAGATTGAGAAGGTTAGGAATAGAGACTATCCTAAGGCTATGGCTATGGAGATTCCAATCCCTTTACATCCTCAGGAGAAGATGGAGAAGTGGATCAAAAAAAGAGCTGAGCTTCACTTGAGAGCTATGAATGGTGATGTAGAACCATGCACTCCTAAGGAGATGTGGGCCACTAATGATACTTGGAAAGTTACCACTAAAGAGCGTAAGAGAGCTATTAAGGCTGGGTTTATTAGTGAAGAAGCTGCTAATGATTTCATGGAGATGAATGAGCTTAAGTACATTGGAATGTATAAAGAGTTCTATCCAGGAGAGCGTAAGAGATGTGACAAGTTCTGTCCAGTTGCTTCTGTATGTCCTCAATATGCAGCATATCAAGAATTAAAATCAAAACTTAACAACTAATAAATGAGTGAACTTAAAATATTAAAAGCCGAGATTAATAATTTCAAGAACCTTAGCCACACTACATTTCATATGAATGGAAAGTCTACTCTAATTGTAGGTGCTAACCAACAAGGTAAATCTAGCTTCTTACAAGCTGTTTTCTCTCCATTCCTGAAGACGTACAAACCTACTCAACCAATAAAGGAAGGTGAAGAACGAGGGTCTGTATCTGTTGTTATTGGAGGTGATCTTAACGGAGAGCAGGTTGAATACAATGTTGATATGTACTTCTCTCAGGAGAAGCAAGCTGGTCGATTGGTTATAACTGACAAAGATGGAGCTAAAGTTAAAAGCCCAGCATCTGCATTGGAGCAGATTACAGGTGATATCTCGTTTGATGTAGATAGATTCCTTCAGTTAGCCAAAACTCCTTCAGGAACTCAATCTAAGGAAGGTGTAAAGAAACAAATTGAAATGCTTAAGGCATTCATCCCTAAAGAAGCTCAAAAGGAGATGATGGCTATTGATATTAGACGAAAAGAAATAGTCGAAAAGAGAACTGAGAATAATTCTCAGATTAAATTTCTTGAAGAGCAGAATAATCACGAGTTTACTGATGTAGACCTTGAGAAGTATGGAGAATTAAAATCTTCAGAAGAGGTTGACAAGAAGTTGAATGATCTCGGTGAGGCTATTGAGAAATGGCAGAAGGCAAATAGCAAGACTTCTGAAATTGAGAGAGAGATTGTTGAGATGGAGAATCTTGCCAAGCAGCTGGATGGTGAAAAAGAGAAGTGGAATGTAGTTAAGAATTTCATTGATTCAATGGAGCCTTATAAGAAGGAGCAGAAGACAGCCAATATGCTTGTTAATGTAGCTAAATTCAAGAACGAACTTGGAGAGTCTATCGGCTTGATGAGTGAAGCCAAAGAAAGTTTACCTAAGAAGCAAGAGGATCTGGATAAATTCAAGGCTTGGCTTGAGAAGAACAAAAAACCCTCTACTGAATCTCTTCTTGAACAGAAGGCTGCGATTGATGAATGGAACAAGAAAGCTTCTGAGGTTGTTAAGATTAAAGAGAGACACGTTGAGATTCAGAAGAAAAAGAATCTATCTGTCAAAATGACAGAGGAGATCAATAAATGTGTCAAAGACAAAAAACAAGTATTTATAGACAACCCATTACCGGTTAAAGGTCTGGAATTTACTGAAGATAAAGTTTTATATAAAGGATTAGAGTTCAACGAGAATCAGCATCCTACATCTGTTATAATTGGGGTTGGAGTGAAAATTGCTATGGCAATGAATCCAAACCTAAAAATCATTATCATCCGTGATGGATCATTGTTAGATAAGAAGCTGTACAATGGCATATTGACAATGGTTGAGAAGAATGGTTATCAACTATTCATTGAGATGGTTGATTGGAATGCAGGTGATATGGATATTAAATTTGCTGAAACTGTTGATTAAAGATATCCGAAGTTTACGAGGATAATACGCATGGGTGGGATAGGCAATAAAGCGACCATGCTTAATCGAAAGAGGATTCCTAACTTAGATAAATGCAACACGCATGGTTGACAAGATGCGTATTTGGCGGCTTACTCCTTCGCAAAACCATTAATAGGTGCCGATATGAAGGGGTAGATGTTTATCTTTTTATTATTAATTACTGAGGAATATGGCATTTGAAAGAATTGACGAAACAAAATTTAGACTGACAAAGAATGGTTGGAGCGAGAATGATCGTTTCTCTGCTCATTGTATTGGCTTATCAGAGGATGGTCATAATTCCTTTTCTGGTGATGTAAAGAATGTATGGCCGGAGGCTTTGAGTAAGTTTCTATATGAGTGTTTCACATTCCTTTACTCAGCTGATCAGGCCCAGCGGAAAAAACAGATTTTCGCAACCCTGAAGGTTATGTATGCAGCTCATAGAAAATGGACTAAAGACAACTTTATTTCCAGAATTGATTATGACAAAACACTATACAAGCATCAACAAAATGCTATTGTAGAAATGATTCACCATCAATACAATTTCCTATCATTCGATATGGGGTTAGGAAAGACCATTACATCAGCGACCCTATCAAAAGTGATGAGAATCAAGAGGACTATCATCATAGCTCCAGCAGGAGTTAAATGGAATTGGTATCATGATATGACTGATGGATGGGGGTATAATCCTATTTACTGGACTATTCTTGATTCTAAGAGGACCAGATGTGTTAAAGCATTTCTCGAAAGATTCGTTGTTATCAATTATGAAATAATAGATAAACACTGGGAGCATTTAACAAAGTATGATGTAGGCCATATAATCATTGATGAGTGCCACTTAATCAAGAACCACAAAACCAACAGATATAAAGATGTTGAGAAATTGGTTAGGCATTTTTCCAAAGCAAGAGTTACTATGCTTTCAGGTACTCCTATTACAAATAGGGTAAATGATCTATTTGCTTACCTGAAACTGGCAAGGCACCCACTCGGAAATAACAATAAATACTTTCTGAATAGATACACAGCTAAGGTCCCTGGATTTAGAGGTGACAAAATTGTTGGAGCCAAAAACATAGATGAACTATCCATGAGACAAGCTAACTTCATGATCCGTAAAAAGACTGAGGAATGTTTGGACCTTCCAGAACTGATCATCAACAAGTATTACATGGATGATAGTGATATCACAGATGAGTACAGACAGACTCTGGCTGATATGTATCAGAATAGAAAGAACATTGCTGGGGGTGAAGATATTGAGCAGTTGGAGAACTTAACTGAGAATGTGCACAGTCTTAATAGGATTTTAGCAACATCTAAGTCTAAGAAGATTGTAGAGCTGATTGATAAGATTAGATCAGAAGGACGTAAAGTAATTGTGTTCGCTACGTACAAGTCTGCTCTTGGAGCTCTTGAGGAGCATTACAAAGACAAATGTGTTAAGATTACTGGTGATGTAGACTCTTTGAATAGGTCTACTCTGATTGATAGATTTGTTAAAGATCCAGAATGTGAAGTGTTTTTGGGTAATGTAAAAGCTGCAGGGGTTGGTATTAACCTCGTCAATGCATCTGATGTGATATTTATGAACTTTCCATTTACTCCAGATGATATAGAGCAACCTCAAAAGAGGGCTCACAGAATTGGACAGAAGCGTTCTGTAAACGTTTACTATACAATCGTGAAGAATTCAATTGATGAACATATATATGACCTAATTATTGATAAGTCTACTGATATTAATAGCGTCCTTGACAAAGGTAAGAAGGGTGTTGTTCATTATGGTAATGTAGAAAATAAAGTGTTTAACAAGCTGATCAGTCAATATGCTAAGGATAACAATCTGGAGGCTATTGTGGACAGCAAATTTACTGAGGTATGAAAAGAATGGCGATAGTATTTTTTTGCACTATACTAATTATAGGTGCTTTTATTGATGGATATTACATTGGAATTCAAGAGTGTGAATCAAAAGATTCAATAGTAAGACCGCCAGATTATCATGGAAATACTCAAGGTGATACCGTGTGTATGCCTGAAGAAGAATTCTCAGGAGGTAAGTATCATAATTTCAAATTACAATAGGATGAAAATAAAAATAGATAGAGAACCACTAAGCAGGATATTGACATTTCTACTCCCAGGGATTCCTGGAAAAAGTATTGTTGCTGTTGATCAATTAGTTCTTTTCTCCATTAGAGGAGACAAATGTAACATTCGAATTACAAATGCTGGATGTGAAATGACAGGTTCAGTAACTGTTGAATCAAAAGAGGATATTGATTTTTCATGCACTCTTCATAGACTCGCAAGAACTGTATCCCATTTTCCTGATGGTGAAGTGAACATTTACACTAAAGAGAATGACCTTGGATATATCGGCTCTGTAGAATTAAAGCCTGAAGGTAAGACGAATAGGTATAAAATTGCTTGCTTCAAGCCTTCTGACTTTCCTAAATGGAAGATTGAATTGGAGAATCCTTTGATTAGATTCACACTTCCTATGAGAGAGTTTTTTGATAGGATGAAGATTACCGGCCAGAATATTCAGGCTAACAACCCATCTGCAGCTTTTAGTAACATAACCCTACTGAAAGATGTTAATGGAAAACTTGCATTGTTGACTGGTGATAATCTAATAATGGGTAAGATGACACTACCTGCAGATATTCCAGAATCATTTATTGTGGATAAGATATTATCAAAACTGATGTCTACCCTCAACTATGATGGTGAATGCAAGATATCATTAAATAAAGGTGATCTACATCTTGAGTTTGCAGGACTGACTTTGGCATGTAAAATGATTGATAACAAGATTCCTGACTATCTACCTCTCTTTGAAAATGAGCCCGACAATAAATTTACGGTTACCAAAGAGGATATGATGAAGTCCTTAACAAGGATATCAGCATACAATGAAGATGACAATCGAGTTCGTCTTACTATTCAGGAAGGCAATATACTAAGGATATTCGCAAGAGATAAAAAGAATAATGAAGCTGAAGAAATGATTGATATTCTGAATGATCATGATTTGGAGTTTGATGTGGCTATGAGTCATGTATTGCTCAGGGAGGCCTTATCTGCTATGAAAACAGATACTGCTGAGATGTGTATTACTACATCAAAGCAACAAATATTCCTAAAACCTTCGGGAGAAAACAAACACAATCAGATATGGATGTTCGCACCATTCGGCAAAGTATAAATATATTCAACGGCGTCTTGGATAGAGATTGTTCCAACATTTTTAGTGTTGAGAAGATCATCTATGCCATTAGGGAAGGACGTTGGAAGGATCCGATAGAAGAGTATCGTCAGGAAACCGACAAAGACAAACGCGAGGTCCTAAAAAAGGGTTTTCCTGGTGTTACCTTCTCTGGAACATTCAAGGATACACGAAAAGATGCTAATATTTCATCATACACCGGTATTCTGGTGATTGATATTGACAAAAAGGATCTAAACATACCTTATGATGAAGCTCTATGGTGTGTTGTAGATACTCCTTTTGTATTCTGTGCATTCAAATCTCCTTCAGGTGGAATCAAGGCCTTAGCTTATTCCGAAATGGGAGCCAAGGATCATAAATGGTATTTTAAAGGTGTTGAGGAGTTCTTTATTGATAACTGGGGAATTCAGATTGACCCTTCAGGAAAGAACCCTGGGAGACTTTGTTTTATCAGCTATGATCCGGATATGTATTTGGATCTTGAGAGTAAGAGAGCTTTTAGTTTGGAGGAAGATGCTCCAAAGACTAATACCTCCGAAATAAGTAGTAGGTTCCAGCCTATTGAAGAAGATAGGCCAGGCTACATTGAGTCTCGTGATGTTAGGTACATAATGGATGTAGCTAAGAAATGGGCTGAATCTGGAGTAGGAGCTTACAAAAAAGGAAACAGGAATAACTACATTTTCTGTTTAAGTTGTATATTTAACCGCGCTGGTGTCGATAGAGACATTGCGCTTGACGCTATATTTACCACGTACCAAAGTCTTGGATTTGATGAAGTTAAGCAATCTGTAAGGAGTGCATACCATCATAATGCTACAGAATTTGGGACAAGACCGATTTTAACAAGAGATAACGGTCAAAAATCAATGATATGAAAGCTACAGAGTTGAGAATAGGAAATTGGGTTTGTAATGATTTTACTCGTGAAGACATAGAGGTTTACCCAATGATGATACATAGACTATCAAAGATAGAAGGTGAACATCATATTAAACCAATACCACTAACAGAAGAGTGGTTAATTAAGTTTGGGTTAAAACTCCATGATTTAAGCAGTCGTACAAACCCCCACCTTATGGATGTTGTTGGCAAATACAGAAAGAATGATTTACTTGAATATGTAATAAGTTCAGATGATGATTCTCACGGAGGCTGGTCTTATTACACTAAGAAGATTGAACACGTACACCAATTACAAAACCTATACTTTGCTTTGACAGGTAAAGAACTAACAATAAAAAAAGATGAATAAAGACGAAGAAAAAGAAGAAATCAAGAACATCCCTATTGACGAATTGACAAGGGAGAATTGTGTAATCAAGAAAGGGAATCAGATTCTATGCAATCCAGATGGCCCACTCGATAGCATGGAGGAGTATTACTTCGCTTGCTATTTGAGAGAAATGATTGAACTTGGAGTAGCTACTGATGCTGATAAGAATGAGATGTCAATTGAGTTATTTGATAAAAGACAGCATATCTCTACTGAGATCATGAAGACTAAAACCAAGTTTTCTCCAAAGCATTTATTCGAAGGGCATGTTTATACTCCTGACTTCAATATCATGTGGGATCCTAAATACAAAGATGTTGTATTTTCATTACTTAATTCTGGAATGCATCTTTCTAAGCATAGACCTCCATTTATCTCCTCAAGTCAAGCATATCACTCATCTGTAATTGAGTTAAAAGGAGGGTTTGTTAATCAGAACGAGCAGAGAGCTCTTTCATTGAATCTTAAGTGGGTGTTCGATAAATGGTCTATGTACGTCCAAACAGTGAAGGTTCCAGATATTTTCAAAACGACTTTCACCCCGCAGGAATATATCGAGGACATGATTTATCACAGGCCAAATAGCAAGAAGGGTATTAAGCCTGGTGATTCTAAAATCAAGTTTAAAGTAAAAACTTCAGCTGAATGGTTTGATGAAATCAAGGATCTAAATCCGAGAGAAGCATATAAATCATTAAAATAGGTTAAAAGTAGTTGGTATCTCCTAAATTTTAACTATCATTGTATTCATAAATCGAAGAGATGTTAATGACAATTAATAAGATAGTAGACGTTAAGATACCAAATCCTATAGAAGGTAAGGATCCAATCATTAAGGAGGGGATCTTTGAAGAGTCGATTGATGTTTGGGCTATTAAGTCCATTAGAACGTTCTCAAAAGATGAGGACAAGAAAACCCATAAAGACATTCCTGGAGATATTTCAGTTCTGTACTTTCATGGAGAATCGAAAGGAAAAAGATCTCCCTCTATTCATGTATTAGGAGCCCGAAAGGATCTCGAAAAAGAAGTAAATGATCTCAGAGGAAGAGCACAGAAGAATAGTTAATAACATGAGGAAGCTTGTTAGGATTCATTCCAAACGAGCGACAAGATGGTGTCCTATTGTTTCTTCGACTGAAATTAGAAAGCATCTTATAGATAGATGTAACGAGGTTGGAGTCTCTATATATGAAGTAGCTTTAAGGATCGGTATTAGTCACAATGTTTTAAGAAAACAGTATGTAGAAGCTGAAGAGCTTTTATCAACCTCAAGCTTGAGAGCTGAGGATATTATAAAGATGGGTCATCTGTTGAATACTCAGATTAGAGTTAGGGTGTTCCCAGGAGATATTGAGGAGGTTGATAGAAATAAATTGTTAAACGAAAAATTTGTATACTCTGGCAAAAAGTCACAAAATAAGAAACCTGGTAGTAAAGGATAGTCAAGCTATATGCCTTGAAGATGTTACTAATAAAGCTATTGAGTTGTCACACTCTCTGGTTGATTTAGAATACGATAATAAAGTAGTTGACATCAAGAAGGCTAAAAAAGCTGTAGCTGAGCTTGAAAAGATTACTAATGCGCTTGGCAGAAGAATTAGACAGGAAGTGTTTGATGAAGTGATGGCTGGTCGAAAAGAGAAAAACAAGAACTTCAAAGGAGACGTTACACGTTTCAAGAAGAAAAAAGAGTAAATTATTAACTTAAAATAAATAGTAAATTATGAGTAGATTCTCAGACATAAACGATTTCCTACCAATGTGGGACCCTCGTTTTAAAGGAAAGAAAGCAGAGAGAGTATCTCTGGAACCAACTGAAGATAGTTGGATTGTTGGACACTTCATCTCTTCGAGAGAAGCAACAATCGAAAGCAATACTTACACAATTCATAAATTCAAAGTTTTGGAATGTGGAAACCATGAGCACTTATCAGAAGATTTGGAGCCAGGTAAGGAGTATGAGGTTTTTGGAACTTCAGTTCTTAACTCAATGTTAGCTGATCCTACAAAAGTTAAACCTGGTGATTCAATCATGGTTAAGTGGATTGGTAAAGTTGAGCCTAAGACTAAAACTGGTAGAAACAAGCCTTATGATTCATGGAAGGTATTCCAAGATAATGATACTCCAGCTCTACTTGTTAAAGATGGAATTGTTATTGTTGATGGCGGTTCTTCACATCATGATGTTGATGCTGGAGCAGAAGTTCCGAATAGTGGTACTTCAAACGTTCCTAAATCAGAACCAGCACCAACATCTGCTGAAGTTTCTGTTGAGGAAGACGGAGATGATGATCTTCCGTTTTAATCATTAAATGGCTGCCCGCCGTACCTCAGTTGGTCAGAGGATTGCAATTCCGATTGCGAGTGTCGCAGGTTCGAGTCCTGCCGGTGGGACTAAAATTAAATTATGAGCAATTACAACATTCAGATTCCAGGCGAAAAACGCTGGGACGACAACAGAGAAAGCAACTTAAAAGGTCGTTTATCTCAGCCAGGAGACATTGAAGAAGCCTTTAGAGAAGTTTGTTCTTTAAACAAAAGAAAGCTTTCTGATATGAGACCTATGGTTAAAGTCAACAAGCCACCAATGAACATTACTGGATTGTCTTTGACTTGTATTGAATTAGGATTAGTCCTTATTGTTGATGGATCATTAGATTTCTTTTGTGTTAAGCATCAAGAAAAAGGAGATATTCCAGTTTCTATGCCTGAACCTGTAGGCGGGGCCTTAGAAGAAATTGAAGAAGTTGAAGAAATCGAAGAGACTGAAGATGATAGATTCCAAGAAATTGATTCTGAAGATCCCGTCTCAGAAGAAATGAAAGTTGAAGATGATGAAGAGGAGCTATTTTAAGCTCCTTTTTTTTCATCCATTTGTGAAGGCATATCAGCCAATAACAATGACTTGTACTTATCCATTGCCTTATCTAAGGCTTGCTCCATAGATACGTCCTTAGATGTCTCGAATACCATCTTCTTACTATGATAAGTGTAGTTATCTCCGTAAGTACTCATAGGAGCCATTGGATTCATTACCTTTTCTTCCCAACAGAGTGTCCAGCCATTTTCTGCTGGTTTTACTCTTAATTGACTATACATCCCGTCTTGCATATCTATTTTTTATAGTTCAAAATTATCTCCTTTAATCCAAAGAAGATTGCATTCGCAAATCTTTGTCTCCCATCTGATGACATCATAAGTTCACAATCAGGATCTAAAGTATCCATAAATGCACATTCAATTAAGAATGCTGGCATATTCGTCTTCGTGACCATCCAGAACTTAGCTTCCTTGTCATTATCCCCATCCTTAGTATCTTTTCTAAGTCTTAATTCAGGAAACCCTTCTACAAGGTGCTTAATAATTACTTCAGCAAAAGCATCTGAATCAGTTACACCTGGGCTTGTAAATGTTTCATGGCCAGTTCCCCCGCCGGCATTTGCGTGAACAGAACAAAGAATACAATCCTTTGTTACATTGTGATAGAATTCATTAGCTTCTTCAGTTCTTTTATGAAGAGGCTTATCTTCCAATGTGTCAACAACATCAACCCAAGGAAACCCGTGTCTATCCATCATTATAGTTATACGCTCAACAATATCTCTATTGAATTCACCTTCAAACAATTGCCTTCCATCTTTCCATTTAGGAGATCTCTTTCCGCTTGTTTGGTATACACCATCAATAATACCCCCATGTCCTGGATCAAAAAGTATTACAGGATAATTCTTAGGGAATCTCTCTGATAGATATTCTGGACTTGGTATATTTGGTTTTGCTTCTGCCATTACATTTTAATTGTTCCGTTTTCTAATTGATCAATAAAACCCTGTCTTTCAAGTCTTTCGTAAGCCTCAATATCTCTAAGCTTCTTGTTCAAGATAGCTTTGTCTAAATGATTGGTTCCTTGTCTTTTAGCTTTATAATCAATAAATATAAGAAATTTAGCCCAGAAAATTCCAAATGAGCTAAGTGTTCCATCTTTATAGTTTACCGCTATACAATAACTAAGAGTGTCATCTTCATCTCCGAAAGGTAAGAACAACAATTCGCTATCTATAACTTCCTCGTCAGTCTCATAAGCTTTTCTGGTTTTATTCTTAACCATTGAAATATTAAGTAATGGAGCTAGTGATTTGCATGCAAATTGATCTGCAGACAGGGCGATACCGTGTAAGTGTTTAGAGAACCTTTTTATAGTTTCGTTCCACTTATCAAACCTGATCGCATAATACACAAAAGTAAATGGTATTATTAAAACTGTTAGTATGATTGCTGGGAAGAATGCTAATACGAATAGAAGTATTGATACTAAAAGATCAGCAATGAGATTTGGTATTTTTTTCATATCCTTTAACACTTGTCTTTTATCTTCTCTATCCAACTACTATTATTATTAACTTTTTCTTTTACTTGCTTAACTTCTTCTTTTAGCTCTTCATGATTTTCATGTATTGCCACTATCTCCTCTGTATACATTTCCATACTTCTAATAACCTGGTCCATTGATTCAGAATGCTGATCTATTATCTTGTTGAATTTCTCATTACTGGAATCGACAACCTCCTTAATAGATTTTTCCTGATATCTTTTATAAAATCTAGCTGCTAATGGTATTAGTGAAATCAAAAGATAGATAGGAATATTATTAGAACTATCTGGGACAGCACTATTAAGTGCTCTAATTATGATTTCAATGTCTTCTGTGCTCATTATATATTTATTATTAAAAGGATTAATGCTAATAACGCTATAATTGAAGTTATTATAATACTTATTAAAATAGAATACCAATCATAAGCCGCCTCTGTTCCGGCACCAATAAACAAAAGAGTACTAATATTCATTAGCATCATCCCACCTATGGAAACCTTATTGTAGTAGCATAGTTTATTCCTAAAGGCTACAGCCATGAAGAAAACATTGGGAATTAAACCAACCTTCAGCCATTCAACCTCTTTAAAATAAAATAATAAATACTCTTCTTCAGACATTGTTCTAGCATAAAGATCTATGAAGTACCATACCAAAAACACCGAAATAGGTGTGTACTGTATGATATAATCCCATATTGTTTTGTCCTTTTTCACTAGCCTGTTATAGCCTTCTTTGGCACTCTTATTTCTGTTGTTTCACCTTTTGGTTGAATCAGTGTATCGCTAGAAATCCAGTTCTCTTTATCTATCGAAGATAGCTCTGTCATTGCCTGAGAAACATTTGAAGGCGGCACTCTAAGCACTGACATAACCTCTTTTGAGTCTGACAAATTTTCTAACCTTCTTGTTAATTCTGATTCTTTTATCACTATGTATTTATCCATCTTGTTTATATTTCGTATTGTTGTAAAGTTGCTTCTACCCAAACATCAATCTCTTCTGTTTATAAATCAACCGGATAAGATAAATAAATCTGAAATAGTAGGTTTAATCGTTCCGATCAATGATTGATATCTAAGGCATAAGAATATTTAACAATTTAGACTTATGAAATATTTTTTTTCGCCCTTCTTCTCTTCTTCTTAGACTTGACACTTTCATAAGTGTCTTCAATCTCAACAATATATCTTCTTGTAAGCACACAAACATCACTGTCACCATCAGTAAATATAAGATGTATTTCTCTTGTTCCTAAACTAAAGTGCCAATCTAAAACTTCTTTTTTGACTTCATTACCGTCAGAATCTTCAAATATAATTAGAGTTCCTATAATAGCATTTTTATAACCCCCATTACCATTAGGGACTATTTTAGCAGCTAAAGTAGCCAAATCGTAGTTATGTCTTCTTGTTCTTGCCATAATTCTAAATGTTTCCTTCTACATATAAGTCATCAAGCTCTGCTATCATTGCGTTTCTAACAGACTCTTCTGAACCATATAGATCTATCAGTGCGGGATTTAAGTTATACATTAATAATCCACCTCCAGAATGACCGTTAGTTGATCTAAAATAATCCATAATACCCTCATGTTCGTCACCATGATCAATACCGAGCACAGCAAATCTTTCGTAATCACCAAGATACCCACCAATAGCTTCTGTTAAATCAAAAGCCTGGGAAGAATCTAGCTCACCAGCAATTTCAACAGTGAGGTATTTAATTCCAATCTCCATTAACTTAGGAGAAGATACTATTTCTCTTGCGTCTTCAGCCATATTAGACCTATTTAAAGCTGCGCTTTTAAGATACATTTCACTCGATTCAATATCAGATATCCCATAGAAGGATTCGAAGAATAACTTCATCTCATTAATCTGCTGTCCATCCTAAAGCAGCTTTGTCTTGATCATTAAAGTCATTAATACCGTTAGTAGCATTGTCAGCTAAAAGAACGCAGTGTCTTCTAGCTCTCCAATAAGATACACCTGCATCTATATAATGATCTAAAATATACTTCGGACGATCAGTTCTATCATAATACAAATCTGGGTTAGCATCATAATCAGATTGAGAAATCTCCCTGTATAGGTTAGTCGATATTTCTTTTACGAATTTCTCCATTATAAATAAAGTATTTTAACGTTATCAATTGCCATTGGAGGCTGATTCTCTATAAAGTTATCATTTCTCCAACTAAAAACTATTCTTCTTGTCGTACCAGCTTCACCTATTGGTAAAGATATTTGTTCATTTACAAATGTAGATTGATCATTATATTCAGATTGACCAACTAAGCCAGCACCTAATTCTGTATTAGCTACAGGAGTGGTTCCGGTAGTAACATCAAAAACATTAGCATAATCAAACCCAGATTCAGCTTCAGATCTCCAATCAAAAGAAAGAATTAATTCACCTGTAGCATTAGGCATTAGAATATCAATGTATAAATGAGAAACATCTAAGCCTCCACCAATAGAAGAATAAACATTACTGGTACCACCATCATTCGATATGTAAGCTCCATAAGTTCCTTCTGCAACTGCAGCAGTTCCGACTTCCCAATCATTTTCACCACCATTAGCAAGAACCCAAGGAGCACCAGTAAAATCACCTGATTCAAAATCATCAATAAGAATTTCAATATAGTAATCTTCTCCAGTTATTTTGTTAACAAACTTTTGTTCGTTAAAACTCCAAACCAAGTAGGTCTCATTTTCTATATTGTAAAACTCTTCAGTGAAAGTCTCATTTCTTGCAATTAAAACATTCCTTATACCAACTAATTCCTCATCATTAACAAGGTATTGGCCTAATGAGTTCCACTTAACATTCGAACCGCTTCCATTAGGATCTCTTTTTGCTCTTACTAAAGCATCTATATCTTCTCTTGCGCTTGCCATAATTATAAGTTAGGTACAGTCATGTTTTCGTCAATGATAAATTGACCATTTCCTTTCCAAGCAAACTCAGAAAGAGCAATTAAAATTGTTTGAATAGAATCACCTCCATCAGTAGTGAAGACAAATCCATTATCAGGATCAAGATTATCATCTGGATTAATAGCTACACATTGTAACCTCCAAACAGCTGGTCCTAAAACAACACTCTTGTTGTCAAAATCAGCAAAGTATCCAGTTGGGTTAGCTAATACTTCAGCATCCCATGCTGCGAATAATCCGTTTATAGCGTCATCTCTCGTGTCAGCTACCTGAATAATATAATCTATTGATTCAGTTCCATTAGGAGCTGTAATGGTATATGTTTCTCCTGGAGTTGGTGGATTCTCATTTACTTGGAAAATCCAAGTCTGAGAAGCTGGAGCTGCAGCAACATTCATTATGTTTGCTAATAAAGTTCCACTCACCAATCCTACACCGGCATCCGTCCCAGCACAAGCCTGTACATTTGATTCAGCATAAAACTTATTCAACCCAGTGAATTCACAGTTACCGCTTGTTCTGATTGCAACACCCGTTCCATAATGAGCAAATGTGCAGTTTTCAAAAGCTGTTCCATCACCAAACACATTACAAGCCTCAAAGCCTCCTGAGTTTTGCTGGAAATGGCAATTAATGAAATCCGCAGAAGCACTTCCCCCTATAAATACAGGTCTAAATGCTTCATTAATAAAATTACACCCTTTAAATTGAGGTCTACCACCAGCTATAAAAGCAGCGTATCCATTACCAGCTCCACTCGAAATGAAGTTACAGTTTTCAAAAACAATAGAATCGTTAGTTCCTATCTGAAGAAACAAGCCTCTTGGAGTTGTTAAGCTTCCGATCTTCTTGCAATTTCTTACTATGCCTTGATATACAGTAGTGAAATCATTAGATGTAGCATTGATTTCATATGATGCATCAGCAACCATTTCATCAATATTTTCTAACACCTCAAAACCATTGGATGCTCCAAATAAAGTTCCTGTTACAGCATGTATGTATTTAGCACCTAAGATGTTAGCCTTTGTAGAAGCTATAATAGCAGCTGAGTTAGCACCTATGGTATTATTAGTGTTCTCAAAAGAACCTCTACCATATATGAAGAGCTTTAAAGCAGTTGTGTCCGAATTAATTAACGGCCCAGCAATATCTCCTTGTATTAATGCATCACTGAAAAAATCCATATGAACCTCATTGTTGAGAGTCAATAATAATGTTGAAGTAAAAGTGTGAGTTCCAGGAAGAAATCTCATTACATCACCTTCTTGATAAACTGCATAAGCTGCTGCTGCTGTAGCAAAGGGTTTACTTACAACATTTCTTTGACCAGATCCATCACTTCCATTTACAGGATCAATCATTATAACCCCAGTCCAAATAGTGTCACCACCGCCTCCAGATATATTTCCTCCGAATCCCATATATTAATTTGTCATTAATTTAACATAAGCAGTTGCTCCAGTAGCGTCAAAAGTAACACCTGGATGCGTAGCTCCTTTGATTGGAACTGTTTCCTCAAAAGCCCCTACCGGATGAGTAATAGTCCCATCAGATACAGTATTAGCCGCTACAATCAGTTGAACTGAGTTGTAAGTTGCAGCTGGTACCACGTAAGCGGCATTTCCTGAGATATCAACTCTAACGATTGATGGAGTCCCTGAGAACTGACCATTCAATAGTGTTAATGTAGCATTTGCCGTCTGTAATTCAGTAACAGTATTCAAAGTATTCGTTTGAATTAATGCTAAATCTAAATTACCTGTATTAATAGCTGCTTCAATAGCAGTTAAAGAAGCTTCTAATGGAGCTGTATTTCCGTCAATTGCAGCTAAAGAAGCAAGTGCTGTTGTTAGTTGAGTCTGAATATTTTGAAGCTCCGTAACATTATTCGTGTCAGCTGTGCCTATCGAAGTGTTAATAGTTCCTAAAGCTGTATTAGCAGAAATCAATTCAGTGATTATAGTTCCTAATTGAGTTCCTTGAGCTAGTATTTCGGCTTCTATCGCTGCTAAATCAAGATTGCCGTCCGTAATTAAAGCTTCAAGAGTGTCTGTATTTAGATTTATAGCTTGCAATTCAGTCAATGAACTTGTAGCTAAAGACTCAAGATCGTCCGTGTTATCATCAATATCTTGGAGTATAGCGTTTGTAGTAGCAAGAGCTGTATTAGTAGCTTGAATCTCAGCCAAAATAGCTGACAAAGCAGCGTTTGGATTACAAACCCTTAAGTCTGAAGGCACCGGAGGAACAACAACCGAACCTGTAGCATCTATGTAATCAATTACTATACTTCCGTCAGTATCAAGCCTGTATACACGCATAATGTAGTGTACACCTGTATTTATATCTTGAACACACGCCAACTCGAAATCAGAGTCTTTCATTAACTCCGCAATCATCAAGTCTTGCTTAGCCTCTGTAGATATACCTGGAGGTAAAGGAGGTGCAGCAGAAGCGTCAGAACATGTGGATATCCAAGTGTTAATTTCAAGCTTAGCTTGTTCAACACCTGCAGCATCTGGAGTCCATGTAGGCTGGTTTTCAACATCATTAAGATCAAATTCAATGTCTAACTGATGAGTCCCATTTGTTTCAATGAAAATCTTAGTCATGTTGTCACTTGAATACCTCTGTCTTCTTTGGTTGGTTTGAGGATTACGAGTAGCGAAACCTATGAAAGCTTGTCCATTTAATGATACAAAGTTACATACAGGATAGTACTCAACACTCCCTACAACACCAGTTTTAGTATTAGTCATCCTAAGAGTTAAACTCTTACCTACAAAACCTACTTCTATTTTTTGGTTTGCCATTTCAAGTAATTTTTATGAATTAATAGTGTCAAGACTTTCTGATACGACATAAGTTTCAGGGCTGCTCATTGACATTATTTTATAATCAAATTCAGATACATCATCCGGTCCAGACTTCACTGTACCTACAATTCTACTCTTTACGAATAGAGCCTCAGGAGTGTACGGAGCCCTCTTTTTGTAAGTAATTATTGTACCTTTAAAAACTTCATCAGTTAAAGCGTCAATAGCGTCAAGATCTTGAGCTACAACATATTTTTCTCGTGATTCGAAATATGACTCAGAGTAAGACACATTTGTATCCACTTCAATGATAGATTGACCTAATTCATTCTCAACAATTGGAGTAACGATATCGTTAACATCAACCAATATTTCCTTTGAGAATGCAATTTCATTTCTCTTTAACGCTGTAAGCTTTATAAAAACTCCCATTCTATTTTATTTTTGCAACTCCATACCCAGCCACAAAACATGCAGCTGATGGAAGAATAACATTTGTAAATAAATTACTTTGCCTATTCTCAACAACTATATTGTTGACGTAGTTTACCTTAGTATACGGATTGTAACTTGTAAGTTCTACAACTGGCTTCTTTCTTCTTAAAAATTTAAAAGGTTTGTCTGGCTTCTTCCAGCCTACAGTAACATCAAACTTATTAACCATTGACATTGACTCTATATTCAAACCTATAGTATCAACAATACCAGCAAAAGCGAACCACGTATCAGCGTACCTTACTCTTTTAGGAGACTGAATGAAATACGTCCTAACTGTATCAATAGGTATGCAGTCTGTGTATTCGTTAATTATATCATCACTTTCGGACTCATACACAATAAACATTGTATCAATCCGAGTAATTGTTTCGGCCCGTACATGAGATGAGATTTCTTTAAATCTTTCAAACTCATCTTGAAGGAGTATCCGAGCTGCTGTTTCAGACATCAGGTTTTGCTCCATTATCTTCACATCTTGAGCGTGGATAGAATCCCTCGATATAGACTGTTGTTTTTCAATCTCCAAAAAACTACTTGTTGAATTTAGATTCTGACGTAAATTAGAAGAGTTCTTACACTCCTGTAATAAAAACAGGCTCAACACAATGCATCCAACGATACATAGAGAGGAAACGATATTTTCTTTTAGCCATCTCATTAATTAACCGTAATCGGTCCTACGTTTAATACACATCCATTATCATCAGTGACTACACAATTGTAGTCTCCCGCTGATAAGTTAACAGCCGGATCAGTAGTCTGAACTGCTCCGTCATCCCATAAGTATGTATATGGTGCAGTTCCACCGATCACGTTAAGCGTGATAGAACCATTGTTCCCTCCACCAGACTCATCCACAACTACAGGGTTAACTGAAAGTGCTGCCGGCTCATTGATAATAAACGTTAAAGCTTTTGACTTAGCGTTTGCATCAGTAACAGTAACCATATATGAACCTGCTGTTAAAGCAGTTTCATCAGCCCCACCCCAATCAACATTATACGGTGCAGTTCCACCTGTAACAATTACAGATGCAGAACCAGTGTTTCCACCATTACAAAGAACATCAGATGTTGATAATGCAACAAATAAAGTCGGAGTATTAGTAACACAAATCTGCTGAGAACCAGTTAAAGGATCTACATTTACTTCAACACACATATTCAAGTTGGTAACAGTCTCCTGATAATCATCAGAAGTCATTTGACCTTTCTTTAATGCACATCCGGCATCTTCAAGAATTGTTTCAATGTGACTATTCAACAAAACAAGAGCCTCTTGACTAACTTCTCCTACAGATATAATATCAAAAGAACAATCAAAGTTTTTAGCGGTTAACATACCACCATTTCCTTTGTCTCTAAATAGAAACTGAAACTCTGCTGAAGGAGGCATTTGAGCTTCCGACCTTTGTATTAATGGGTATTTTGTAATGTCCATGACTATGTTACGTTTAAGATAAGTGTTTTAGTTTTCTGATTCGTGCATCCATCATATAAAACTGTAATGTTATAATTGCCTGGATCGATTTCATCAGTAATTCGAATACCGTCAGTTATATATGAAGTTGCTGCTGGTATATTAATAGACACAGCTCCACCTAAGAATGTAACGCCAGAAGGTGCTCCAGCAAGTGAAACAGCTATGTTTTGATCACAAGAAATTCTATCTACTGAGAACGCAACATTTGCGCTATCTGTCTCAGTGTCAGCAGGAGCTGATAGAGCCACAGAATCAGTAGTGGTGATATTGTATTCGTCACCCTGAGAAGGTGGATCTACATTATCATCAAGAGCCGCAATAAATGTTAAAGCCTCAGTAGGAGTAACATCACCAAGATATTCCCCATTTGTCGGATTAAACAATTTTACATAACCCTCAGCAGGGATATGAGATTGAACATCCAGTTGAGCGGAGTCATTAGGTGTTACACAAGATATATCTCCATCACAGTTCTTGTGTGCTACAAGACCTGGAGGACAGCATCCACAGTCTTCTGACTGGCAAGAGCAATTGTCTTCACAATCACAATCTGATTGGTGCTTTATATAAGTACTTTGATCATCAAAAGGCATATTCTAATGGTTAACAGTTATTACAAATTTCGTTTAGCTTAGCTCTTATATCACATATAGTAATACAACACTCTTCTGTTAGCTCCGATTCTTTACATGCGTCTTTTGAATCTACGTTGTCCAAAAATAGCGAATTATTCTTGGAAGCGAAAGCTTTTTTGTTACAAAAGTGAATTATATTATTTTTTATGGTTTTGGTACCTGCTGAAATTTTCTCCGATATCAACCTATCCAAGCTTAATACATACTTGAGTTTTTCATACAGAGCATCAACGCAGTATCCTGCATTTTCTTTTAAACAGATCTCAACACCTAACTCAGCAGCGCAAGCTTCAGCTTTAAGCTTAAGACAGCATATTTCCTCTGAAGTCATGCTCATTATCTAATACTAATTGGAGGCACAGAATCTAAGGAAAAATTTCCATTCCCTGATGCAGCCCAGTCTGTTATGTTTAAATCAAGAGAAAAGTTCGACCAACTTAAAGCACTTGTAGTTACAGGAGAGTCAGTGTCTGAAATTGAAGATATAATTCCCGCAGATATAGCTCCAAGGTTTAAATTAGCAAAAGCTCCTGAAGCAGTGGTTGGACCAACAAATATTCTTCCTCTGGTGTATAATAATCCATTTTGAACAGCATACTGAGGTGTTTGACCAAAGGAAGCTTGCCAATCATTTTTTAATGTAAAATTATTCCAAGATAATGGCTCAATAACAGCGTTTTGACCTGGAGGGCCTTGAGGTCCAGTTTGTCCAGTTGGTCCTTGAGGTCCTTGAGGTCCTTGAGGCCCTTGAGGGCCTTGAGGTCCTACAGGGATATTACACCCACTTTTGCATTTGCACATAGTTTAATTTTTTAATATACAGTTAGTAATCTCCAGTTCATTATGTAAGTTGCAGCTCCTACAACTAACTGACTCTCGTCTGGAGTTAACCTAAGATAATTAACCCCTCCAATGTTGTCGATATAAGAATAACAAGGGATATAACTACCCCCTCCAGAAATAGCAAGAATCTGAACCACTACCTGAGTAGAGTTTGATGATTTTATGGGTCCAGGTAGCTCTATCAGTATATCTCCAGCAAGTAACGGATTGTATGTTCCTGTAAAACCAAAGAATCCACTCCAGTTATCCATGTCTCCAAACTCATCCCTGTTCGAATCATTAGATGCATTTAGAGATGTTCCTGACCATCCTGCGTCAAAAAGAACTGTAGGATCAGGAAGTTCGTGCCGTATAGATGTAGAGAAATCGATAGATGTGGCTGGTCCTGATGGTCCAGGAGGACCTGGAGGGCCTTCCGGTCCTTGAGGGCCTTCCGGTCCTTGAGAACCATTCTGTCCATCTAAGCCTTGAGGACCTATTGGCCCTTGAGGACCTATTGGCCCTGATGGACCTGGAGCTCCTTGAGTACCTCTTTCACCTTTCTTAGTGATTATCTCAGTCTCTTTACATCCGCAATCATTACAGTCTTTGCAACTCATATCAATTTGTTTAACAAGGGCAATTACATTTTACGTAAAGCACCTCTATTATTTTTGAAGCCTCTTCGATTTTACCATGACAGGCATTGTATACGGCAGAATCAAATAAAGCACTTGTATTATTAGATTTTTTAACCTCTGGAGAATCAAAATTCTCAGTATTAACTTCGATTCTCTTAGAGTCAAGGCAACATTCAAGGTCTTTTGTGAACAGTTTTGTGCAAGAAGTATATAACAGTACATCTCCACCCTCAACTCTTACTTGATAATCAAATCTCCAAGATCCTGATTGAAACTTCTCTAACCCTATATCTTCAGGCAAAATCTCATAGCCAACCCCATTTTCAACAGGGAAGTCTGGATATACATCAACTGTTATTGGCTCTGTTGATCCAGGAGGGTATATTAATATATGAGCAGATACAACGTCAGAAACTCTATACTTGTTAGGTGATCCCCAACCTGTCTTATTGCACTTCTTATCGTACGCACCAGTTTGGTCAAACACATAGATAGAATCACAATTCTCTTGTACGCTTATTTTTAACTCTACAGCCATTGTTCTCCAAATTTACTAAATTATTTTATTATAATGTAATTAATACATCATCTCAATATTATTATTTTCGATAATTATCATAAACAATAATTTTACCTTGCATCCTTGCATCTCTAAATATATCTGATATTATCTTCTTTTTCCCTATATTATCAAGAGCTTCAAATTCCAGTTCAGATTCTGACATAAGATCATTTATAGATTTATAAGCAATTTGTCCAGACTCTTTAGCGTAATCATAAAACTCATCTTCTGTCATCACCTCCCCATCAAGCATTTTTGTGTTTGGAGACAACCCTGGGGCAAACAAACTGTTTTTAGCCATAAATTTCCATACAGGATCATCAACAACTTTAGTTGTAAACCTATTCCCTTGCTTCTCTATAGGCTGACCGAAAGAGTTTAGCTTAGGCCTTAACCCTGAGTATCTTTTTACTATTGGAATTTCAGACAATACAGCAGCGTATACTGAAGTTTTATCATACACAGTTGGATCATATATATTATCTACTTGCTTAATAGCGTTAGGAACCAAGAAAGAAGACCCTGTTTTTCCAAGTGTTTTTAACAGCTTTTCTTTTGTTTTTTCAGGATCTCCAACCGTTGATAACGCATCAAAGAAAGATCCAAGACCTGTCAGGAATGACATATCAAAAACTCCAGATGCTGAAGCCTGGACAGCGTAAGATAATCTAGCTGAGTTTTCCGCTTCGGAAAGGCCTTCGTATTTTTCTGCATCCCTCCAATTTCCAACAAGTGAAAACCACAGACCTATTGGGGAATATTGATAATTAACCCATCTGTCCCCGACTTTTACACTATACGGCTTCCATCCTTGAGAATAAAGTTGATTTCTCTTGTTGTAGTTGCTAGGTCCTTTTCCTGACACATCAAACCAAGGGTCATCATCATCACTGTACGACTCTGCTAATCTCATTATAGCCCAAGCACTAATAAGACCAATAGAAGCTTTGATTATTTGTCTATTTCTCTCTCTTGAATCTTTTGCTGTTGTTGACTCCTTCATTCCTCGACCAGCATTCAATCCCATAGCTCTTAAGAATCCATAAGGTGTATAATCAATTTGCTGATTCAATACATTTGCTACAACCCTTGTGAATGGAACGATAAGCTTAAATAATCCTAAACCCTTCTTCTCTCCAAGACCAGATAAAGTTTTAGCTATAACCCCCAGGATTCCCTTTGGATCATAGTTGTATGTAGCAAATGCAGCAAATTTCTCAGATTCCAACCTTACTTCTTCAGGGAGTTTCTTGTTTAATATTTCATTCGCTCTTATCCGTGTTAATCTTCTTTTTTGAGATGATGATAGGTTTTCCCTAATGGATAAATCATTTATTTCTTGTGTAGCCTGATCAAAAGCTTCATTATAAGCCTCTTTGTCATTGCTTGTGACTTCTGTCACCTTATTTCTTAAATCATCTCCTCTAAGACCTTCTTTTCTATAGAGTTCCCTAGCTGCTTCTTGTTTTCTCATTCCATAAGCAGCCATGTAAGACGCAGAATCTACAGCTGTCATTAGCCTACCTACAAACTTATAGTAATTATAAGGATTGAATTTTCCACCCCAAAAATCAACATTTTCCAAAGTATCTTTAACTTCAAGCTTCTGGCTTATCTTAGAAGGTGAGTAACCGCTAGTGATTACCTGCATAAATTCGTTAGATCCATCTTTCATGCCTTTCATTAGACCCGACATTGCTTGACCGAATGCGGCTGGATCTTTGTTTACGAGAGATTGCTCAATCAAGGAAACAAAAGACTCCATCCCTATATTTATACTATTAGCACCAACATTTAAGAGTTGTGTCTCATACCCAGATAACACTCCTGAATACCATAAAGACCATAATATATCTTTCTTAGGAATCCCTTCAAACTTAGCGAAAGCTGATAGCATTTCTCTTGTAATTTCATCTTGCAGGAAACCTTCTGGACGAGAACTTCTCTCTTTCCCAAGATCTTTTATTGTTTTCACTTGATCATCAGTAAGGTTCTTGACGCCAAAAGCTTCTTCTATTTTTTCTTCAATCTCAAGATCTGTCAAGCCGTCAGAATTAGAGATTTCATTGATTGCTTTTGACACTTTTCTCGTGGTTAAGACAGGACTTTTGCTTTTTATTTCTGCCTTACGATTTTTTATCACTATCCTCTCAAACTCAGAAACAAGCTCTTTTGCTAACTCGTCTGACATTTTTTTATCCAGATTAAAAGCCTCTTGGATTTTTTTAGATAAAGCGTTTGAGTCAGAACTTTCAGTAAAGAAATCAGACACCACTTCTTCTATATTTGACTCTTTTGAAAGATCGTTCAGCGTTTTTCCATTGTTTTGCTTCTGATTCATCCAGATACTTTCAAGAACAGCTTTATCCTTAACACCTGTGTCTTCCACCATTCTTTTCGCCCAGCTCTTAAAGTTTCTAACGCCGTCTGCAAATATGTAAAAACCGTAATCAGTTAAAGCTTCGAGGGCTTCTACGTTTATCCCTCCAGAAGTTAATGAACCTCCTTTAAGAGCTTTTTTTAGCCTGTCAAGAGAATCTTTCTTACCTTTTGAAATCTGGTCTTTAGTGAGATTGAAAGCCTTAATTTTTTT